TCGGTGTCCATCAGGTCTATGAGTTGGCCAGCGGTGAGTTCATCCGTGAAGACGGTCGGAATCCACCACTTGCCACCCGCTTTGAACCTGCGCCGATATGCCAAGGTAGGCAGTTCGTTCCACTCTGCAATGATGGTCTTATATCGTTTGGTTAGCCCCTTGGCGGGCATTTCCCTTACGAGTGATACATCCACCCCCTCCACTATCGCCACGACCCCAGCACGCTTGTCGTAATCGGTCAGCACAGGGCTGAACTCCAGCGCAGCGATGCGTTGGAACTGGTCGATGGTGAGGTCTTGGAGTTTCATAGGTTTGCTTTGCAGAAGGTTAAAGCGGATTCAATGACTTGGTGCATATCATAATACTTATACTCCGCAAGCCTGCCACCAAAGTAAACATTCGGCAAGGAGTCAGCCATTGCCTTGTATGCCCCATAAATAGCGTTATTTCGCTCATCGTTCACGGGATAGTAGGGGTCTGTTTGCTCCACGATGTAGGGCGTGGGGAACTCCGTACTTATCCAAGACCCTTCCGTCTGCACACCCTCAAAATGCTTATGCTCAATGATGCGGGTATAAGGGATACTCTTGTCGCAGTAGTTCATCACAGGGCATCCCTGCACATTCTCGCTCGGATAATATCGGTGCTTATGAATAACGGTCTTGTACTCCAACGGTCCATGTTTGTAGCGGAAGAACTTGTCAATCGGACCCGTGTAAATGAGGTTCTTGTATTCGGGCAAAGGGGATGTAAAAAAATCCGTTTCAAGCATTACTGGAATACCATCCAGCAGTTTGTCAAAGATTTGCGTATAACCTCCAACGGGAATGCCTTGGAAGGTGTCGTTGAAATAGTTCGTGTCGTAGGTAAAGCGAACGGGCAAACGCTTCACGATGCTCGCTGGCAGAGTGTCCGCATCCCGCATCCATTGCTTTTCGGTGTAACCCTTGATAAGCAGTTCGTACACCTTGCGGCCCACCTTCTTGATTGCAGCCGTTTCAAGGTTTTCGGCCTCACCAATCCCTTCGCAATCCCTGGCTATGGAATCCATCGCTTCTTGGGGAGTTGTTGCGTTGTAGGCTTTCTCAAAAGTGAACATAGAGAAAGGCAAGGAATAAACTTCGCCCTGCGCCGATGCCATCGTTTGCAAGCGGAACGGCTTAAACTCTGCGAACTGGTTAATCCAAGCCCATACCTCGGCATTGTTGGTGTGGAATATATGCGGCCCGTAAGCGTGAATGTTGATGCCATCCCTTTGCTCGGTGTAGCAATTCCCCCCGATGTGGTTGCGTTTCTCCACCACCACCACCGATTTGCCTTGGTTGTGCAGGTGCTTGGCGCAGATAGCGCCAAAGAATCCCGAACCGACAACCATGTAGTCAAACATTATTCTCCAAAAATTGTAGGCCAAAGCCGTTCAAAAGCGTGGGCGTAACCATCGTTGTTTGTGTTATGAAACTCTATAGCCTTCTCGTAAAACGAAAGAGGATGCCGACGGATGGCCTCCTTGGTCACGGCGAAGATTGCTCCAGCACCAAACCAAATCGGGCGGTTAAAGTCCTCCCCAAATAAAGAGTGAGCCACTTCGGGAACCAAGTTAGGCCAGCAATGGTGAGGCCATGCGGTGCAACTTAGCCCTTGAATCGGTAGCACCCAGTTGGACAGGTTTCGGAATGGTTCATCCAATCCATCTTGAATGATTAACTGCACCTTGGCGATAAAGTCAGGGCAATGCGGGAACGGGTCGCCTTGGGTGAAAATGGTTACGGGGTGAAGGTCCGTGTAGTTGTTGCAAATGTGGTAGAGGTAGGTGTGCGATTCCCTTCCGATGTTTGGCAATGGGTAATAACCGTTGCCAAAATCCTCTCCCTTATTGTAAACCGTTTGGACGCATCGCAAAGAGTTAAGCCAAGTGAGGTCCTCGTTGTATCGTGCGACAATCAGTTGCATGGCTAAAATGTGATGACGAACTTATCAGGCGCAGGCCATCCCTTGCAGGAGTTGTAAACGGTCATGCCTTCACGCTTCCCAATCCAATGCTCGGCCTGCCAGCGGTGCTCCCTTACGGGTTCGCCCAGTTCCCGAATGTGGGACGACTTAGCCCACCAAAAGGTCCCCGCAAAGTAGGGGTAACCGTCGGGGTTGTTGTGGTCAGCGATTTGGGGAAACTCTTCCTTGGTCAGCCAGTAGGCTCCTACCGCATCCACATTGGCGAGTTCTGCGATGGCCCGTTCCCAAGCGACGATATTGAAGAACACCATGGACCTGCACCAAAGTTGGTTGATGAGGGATGGGTCGGAACTACCCTTGGTATGCCCGTACAGGTAGGCGGCATCTTCGGTTTGGCTCGCCTTGTACATCTCGGTCAGCGTCGCCTGCTCCCATGCGTTTGTTCGGGTCACAACTATTTTAATCTTTGCGGCGACGAGGGAGTTGTCCAAGATTTCTTTGACGACCTTCCGCTGGTCGGGTGGTCCGACGATGCCGACACGAATCTCGTCGAGTTGCTCAATCAGCCCGTAATTGCACAGGGCCATCATGTGTTGGTGCATGATGAGTTGCCATTGGCCGCCGCCGCCGCAATAGATGTGGTAGTAGTGGATGAGTTTCATGGTCAATATTGTCCGTTTTCAGCGTAAATATTCATGCAGTATTTTAAGGAATACTCAAAAAGACCATTTTCATCCTGCCCCCTGTAAATAATTTCATCAACAAGCGGCAGAACCAAACTGCCATGTTGCATCTTTTCGGCAAAATACTGCTCCAAAATTTCTTTGGCTTTGCTGGGTGTGAGTTTCATTGGGTGAATAGGAGGGTTAAGATGCAGCCGATAAACACCAAGGCCAGCACGACCCGACCGATGGCGAGGGCGAGGTCAAGGAGGGATTCGAGGTTCAAGGACCTTGCAACTGAAAGTCCCGCATAGAACCCAAGGAGATACCCGATGCAGACTATGATTAGGTTCATGGGGTCGGGGGGATTGCTTCTACTACTTCGCCAGGTTCGTACTCGGTAATGATGTAAGTCCCTTCGGGGAATTCTTCCAGGTCAACGCCTCGCAGGTCATGCTCTTTATACGCATACATTACCCGAATGCCATTCTTTATCACATAATCGTACAACGAGTTTGTCATTTCGCTCTCATGTTCCAGCATTACGAACAGGTCGGATTTTGGATTGACTGACCTTAAACGGTACATCTTCATGCCCCAAAGTTACACCACCAAGTACTTCCCCGAGTTGCTGACCGCCAATTTGTTGAGGGCCACATATCGCAGGGCATCGCAGGCGTGGTTGTACGAATCAATCGGGACCCCCGTGTCCTTGCCGTCCTTGTCCGTGGCCCAAGTGTACGAGCGGAGTTCTTTTATCAGGTTCACGGAATCCTTGGTCACATGAAGGTTAAACCGCTTGACCACATCTATCCCCTGCCTGACCGAATCGGGTCCCTTGGATGCGGGCTTGATATTGAATCCGAGGCGGTAGATTTCCTCGATGCTCTTGGGTTCTGCAGAATCGGCCACGATTTCCCACGCCCTTGTGATGCCGAACTCTTTCAAGCGGACGGCAATGTCCGAGTTGGTGAGCCCCCGATGGTAGAGCAACTCATGCACAAACAAGTCGTCCCCCCTGCGGTACACGGCGACCAAGGCCGTGGGGTCGTTGCTGAACCCCCAGTCAAGCCCGTAGGCGACGAATTTCATCGTGGATGGGTCTATACCCTCAACCACCGTGTAATCGCCGTAGATAGCCCCTTGGAGCGTCCCGACTTGACCGAGGCCGTACACCTTCCACCAGTTCGCCCAGTATGCGGAATGCTCCGCTTTGGCTCGGTTTAGTTCTATATCGTTCCGAATCGTATCAGGAAGGGCTTCGTTGTCTTGGTAGGTGAGGATTAGAAACTCCGCATCCGCTTCGGGGAGGACCTCGGTGTGCGCCCAAAACTCGTGGGTGGGGTTGAAGTCGATGTAGATTTCTTGGCTGGTCCTGATGGCTAACTGGTAGTAGGAATCGAAGTCGATATTGTTGGCCTCGTTGATGTAAAGCACCTGCCGCCTTGCCCCTCGGAGGCGGGCTTCCGAATCAGCGGAAAAGAACTCAATGGTGGACCCGTTGGCGAAGTTGTACTGCAGGAGGGTCTTGTTCCAGCGGTCGGGAACCCAACGATGGGTCCATTGCATGATCTTGGCGAAGTCCTTGATGGCCCCCCGTCGTAGGTGAGGCACGGATTCGGATACAACCGAAATCTCCGACTTGGGGAACCGAGCGGCGTGGTCAATCAGGACCGCAAGGATGCCGAATGTTTTGCTCGCACTTGTCCCGCCTTGTATCACCTTCTTCCGAGCGGTCATCGCCCGAATCTTGCGGATGGCGGTGGTGTACTTAAAGTCCATTAGCAGTCAGGACAGGATTCGAACCTGTTCGTCTAATCTTCTT